AGCCAAATACACGGCCAATGAAGCTGCCAAAAATGAACGTCCCCAACTAGCTGCGAGAGCTTTGAATTCCTTCACGATCCTTCTCCAGTTTTTCAATCAATGCGGCAGCCTTTGCCGGCGTCAATGCTACTTCAAAATGCATTTCATCCTTGCGATTTCGATAATCGCCACCCCATGTCAAGCCGTATTTTTTCGCCAAAGCTCTGATCATCGGCACTTTTTGATTTGGAAACGTGCCAATTTTTCCTAGTGGATGCTTTGTGGCATTGAGATCGATGGCTGTGCCCGATGAATGGTTGGAAAGCTTCCCCACATTTCCACGGACATCGCGAAAGCAATATCCCCAATCATCGAGACTGCCCCCATCGATCGGCTCGATAAGCTTGTGAAATTCAGCTGCAAAGCCGATGAGCAATGGTGCTACGGCTTCGGCGCAAGCTAGTTTCCCGGAAGTGCCAGGTACTTCAAATGACTTGACGCCAATCTCCGATCGATCCTTTGAAGCTGGCCAGCCGTTTGCAGAAATCATTTGAGCAGTAAAGAAATTTCATCGGCAGTGATACCAAGACGTTCCAATAATGCGTCTTTTTTGGTTTTTTCATCAGCCAAATTCTTTGCCTCTTTTGCTTTGATTTCTTTCAATGCAGCTTCCAATTCCTCGATTGTAGGCGCAGTTCCTTCTAATTTGATCCACTGAATCGTCGAATAATCATCTTCAGTGAACGTATATTCAGCATCTGGTTTCAAATGAGCAATTGCTTTGATAATTTCGATGTTATTCATTATGCACCAATTTCCATGAGAATGATTATTCCAGTTGAAGCAGGTTCGCCACTATCCACTATCTGATAAATTACCGATCCCGCATTTCTGCAACCTGCCTGTATTTTGTAAGTCAATGCTGATGTTGTCGCAGGACTGTCCAAATACATCATATTTACGGAATTAATAATGGAGATACCACCCGATGCGCTTGCGCCTTCAGTTTGTTGATATGGATTGTATGTGATTAGCGTTGTCGAATCTCTTACCAATCGACCATTTGCAGTGACATACGTAGTTGTACCTGCTTTGAAAGCGTAGGCCACTGTAGACATCATCACCAAAATTTTACTGCTTGCTGAACTTGGTGTAATTGTCGCTGTGATTCCCGTATCAGTGAAGCTAGTAGAAGTAATAGTAGTTTTGGTTGTGGTCGTACCTTGCACCACTTGTAGCACTTTGCCGCCACCGGCCGCCGCAGCCCATTTCATACCAGTTGCAGCTGTGGAATCGGCTGTCAATACTTGACCATTTGTGCCAACTGCTAGACGTGCAACTGTGTCTGCCGCTGTGGCGGCTATTAGATCACCTTTGGCATCGACAATTGATGCTGAGATGTCTCCCTGCGCCTTTGTGTTTGCAGTATTTGCAAGATCATAAGCTGACTTGACGGCATTGGGTGTTGCGGCCGTGCTTGTCGATGTGCTGGATGTTGAATCAGTAAGTTGAACCGCACCAGCCTGAGATGTAGATGCTGATTGAATTCCAACTGTTATTGCTCCGGATGTGCCACCACCTGTCAATGGTGATGTTGCAGTGACTCCGGTAATGTCTCCCTGATCGTTATTGATCCACACGAAATCCATATCGGTATTGGAATTTTTTGAAAGGATTTGACCGCTTGTGCCGCCTTTAAGATCGGCCATTGATGTATCGACTGCTTGGCCAAATACTTCAAAATCAGCTGGTAAGTCCGTCACCAAATCAGTATTTGTGGGCATTTGCCACCCAAAATTGCTTGTTGGATTACTCATGTTTTCTCCTTATGCGACCACTAGGGCATTTTCCCACGTGAGTGTGTTTGTGATGGTGTTCCATTGTTCCGACACGCTGACTTCTTGCCACTTCATTGCCTGTAGTGAATAGGCCAATGGAGACAATAAAGCCGTGACCGAAATCGTGTTATATCCCGCCGTCCACTGCCAGCCCTCGACGAATCCGGAATATTGGCCGGCTGACATATTCTGCGGCAAATCTGAGATTCGAAGCGGCAAGCCCATGAATATATTGATGAGAGCATCGCGATCCGCATCGTCTAATTCGGGATTGGTGAGCTCGAATTTGATTGATTGCATATTGAATTGGGGATAGGCACGCAGCTTGAGATAGAACGCAGCTTGAGATTCTGCGTCCACCTGATCGTGCAGCGTCGTGTAAATGATTTGTGCCAAGCGGCCGTAAATGGCTACTGATGTCAAATCCTCGTCAAATACCTCACTAGCTGAATTGGATCCATATTTGATGGTTAAGTCATTGCGTACGTCTCCGGCTCGCATTTGAATTTTGATTCCTGGAGCAATTGCCTGAGCAGCTGAAACGTCCGTGTATCCGTTGGTTGCCAGATATTGAGATCGATGCGTTGAGTCTGCGTAGGAGATTTGGCCTTGAGCATTTTCATATATGTATCCAAGTCCGGACGTTGCCAAGGAAGCCACCAAAGAATAAACGTCTGTTACCGATGCTGACCTGGCAGCTAGATCGTAATTGCCCGGTGTATCGATTTCGCCTAAACCTACATTTTGAGCATTTGCCCAGGTTTCCGTAGCCGGTTGGTAATTGCCCCAAGTAAGAGCTGCCGGGACTTCTCCCCAATTGTTCAGCAATAAATCACTGAGCACTACGTCAATTTGTGTGCCGTCGTGTGCTCGATTTATAGCTGATGAATAAAGAGCTTTTTGAAGCCTGGACAGTGCTCCAACGGCCACGATGGTGATTGATTGAGTAATGCCCACGCTTCCGGCATTCACCACTTCGATGGATAAATCAACCACTGATCCACCAAATATTGGCACGAATGTATTTGTCGAATCTCTCAGCGAAATTCCCACGGAATCATTGATATTGATGTCCACCTGAGATTGCGTGACATTGTAAAGAGTCAGGCTGCAATAACCGGCTTGAGCCTGTTCATAAATATTGGTACGTCCGCTTTGAATGGAAAGATTTGCCAACACGAATTCCGTGTAATGCGTCCCATCGATCGTGACTTGCCATACGGGATTAAATACTGTCATTTTTCAATCCTGAACGCGGTTGCACCACCAGTGCCACGATAAAATGCGTCATTGACTGTATTGACGATGGTTCGAGCCGCAGCTTCGGGATCGCCGACGACTCCCATATTTACAGTCACCTGAGGAGCTGCATTGCTGACATATCCTGCCGGTGCTCCACCGATGGTCACTGTTGGCTTGAATATCTCCTGGGTATATCCGGCAGGTGCACCGCCGATTGTTACAGTTGGAACCAGGTTGGCCAGTGGCGACGCTACAGCTGCAATTTGAGCACCCTGCGACGCAGCTGATTGAGTCGCCGCAGCTGATCCTGAGACTGCCGGCGGCGTGATTATTGGCACGGCTGGAATGTTGGCCGATGGCGTTGATGTTGTCGTCGATGGCATGGAAATCTTTGGAGCTGACGAAACTGGAATTGTTGGAATATTTGGCAGGAATGGAATCGAGTTATATTTGTCAATCAGCCAATTTATTGCGGAAATTGCCCCAGTGACAAGCTTTGTCATAGCTCCGAGCACGTCACCAATAATGTTGATCACTACGCTGGCAATTTTTCCAACGTTCTCGAAAGCTTGTCCCAATACTTTGCCCAGTACCGGAGCTACATAATCCACAATTAATTGACCAAATGCCCGGAATGAATCCATATTGTCGCCAATAGCATCTTTGATATATCCAAAAGCTTTGACCAAGCCATTCCAAATTGGTGTAAATACATTGGTGATCACGCCACCCAAATATTCGATGTATGCGGCCAAGCCGCCTGATTTATTAGAAAATGCATTGGATAGTTTTTCAATGATCGGTGTCACGTTGGTGGTAATGAACGTCATAAGCTTTTCCAAGATTGGCAATAAAGCAAATCCGATGGTTTCTTTTGCTTCATCGAATGTGACTTTGAGACGTTCCATGCGTCCGGCAAATGTGTTGGCATTGGCTTGAGCTGCACCGCCAAATAGCTCATTCAGACGGCCTTGAACTTGCTCGAATGACATGGCCTTGAGTTCAGCTGACGATAAGCCAACCCCTAATTTGCCAAGAGCCGTCGTCTGCCCGTCGTATGCTTTTCCTAGGGCATTTGCGACTCCTTCAAGCGGCTTTCCGGTTTGCGCCGATATATCAAGAGCCAGGGATAGCAATTCCTGGGCTTTGCTGGCATCCTGCGTGGAAAGTGATAGTCGAGCCATGGCGGGACGCAGCTTGTCGTCGCTGACTCCCGTAGCCAGGCTCATTTTCAAAATTTGTTTTTCAACCGACGCGATCTGATCATCCGTTGCGCCTGTGGCATTTTTCAGAGCTTGTGCCAGTTTCACCTGGGCAGCTTCATCCTCGATGGCCGCTTTAACGCCGTCAATTCCAATTTTGACCGCATAAGCGGCGGCGGCAGCTGCGGCAGCTGCAAAAGCTAGTCCGGCTTTTTTGCCGAAATCACTGATCTTGCTACTGGAATCCTCGACGTCGTTATTTGCTGCCTTTAACGATTTATTGAGCTGGTCTACATCTGCAAGGATTGCCAGTTTCAGCGTACGTGATCCGGTAGCCATCAGCTCCACTCCTTCAATATCTTATCGAATGAATGTTCCCATTCATTGATGATGTAAGGCTGTTCGGCACGCAGCGTTGGATAGATAAACCATCCACGTGATCCGCGGCCTTCACGGCCTGACCAGACTGGAAACTGCTTGAATCTATTCGATCCAAATTCTGATCCACCCCAAAGCTGTTGAGTGGTGCCGCCACCTGAAAATTTCTGACTCACGAAACCAAATGAAATTTCACCAATCTTGCTGGATTTGCTGACACGCGATCCATCGGCAATTCGGCCGGCAACGTTGCGTGATTGCAACGTGCCAGCCTTTGCTTGAATCTTGCCCTGTAAATACGTGGCCAAAGCATTTGATGTGACCCGTGCTTCCTGGATAGCTTGTTCATCCATCGCTTTGAAAGCACGAAGCACGCCGCGGAGATCGCTTTTATCGTATGCGATAACCTCACTTTGCATTTCTTTGCTCCAGTATCTCGATGGCCGTCAAAATGTCCTCAGCTGATTCCCAATATTGCATCGGGATTCCGGTTGCCAAGGCTAGATCAACGAGTATCCGGCCTAGGCTTCCGGGTCTGTGGCTTTTGGGTCTGACTGGCTG